ATGGCAGAATGAATTTAGAAGAGGTATCAATACTGGTAATGATGACATCACATGGGGTTTATCCACATGGTTTTTTGTTATGATGTGTCATCGTATTACAGGTAGTGGTGCATCATTTGAGAATGACCATGGATACCGTAATAACATTATACAGTATTGGGGCGCGCAGTTTAATAGTATAGAAGAGATGTGTGAAGACATGATAAAGCAAAAAGAGAAAGGTCCGATCTTTACTTCTATTGGTAACCAGCCACCAGCTCCTAAGAAAGGTTTTTCTAATGTAGACTTTATGACAAAGGAACTACCTAAGCTAATGTTTGATTTTACTGATTGGTTAATATATGGAAAGAATGTAAACGGTAAAGAAATGAAAACTCATAAAGAGATTGTAGACTATTTAAATGAACATAATAAAGCTGCAGGTCATAGAAAGTTTAACTTTCAATATGCAGCATTCTCTATGGATTGTTCAGACTATTTTAAAGGTGCAGTAGATGAAGATTCACATACCTATTTAGGTAACAACGCTGTTCGTTGTATGAAGAAATTATCTACAGGATATAAGGACGATGAGTTCATGAATATATTAAGAGAACGCACAGGTGGTAAACCTAAGGATCTTGAAGATGTGATGTGTGACTTTGTAAGGTTTGGTCAGAATTATGTACCAAGAGGTAACGGCACATTTGACCACATTCCAAGTACTATAACTAATAACAGCGGTTGGGTTTCTGGCTGGAAACAAAGACAAGGTACACCACCGGATACTAATACACTACCAATATGAAATACTTAATTATTATAAATAGATATAACGACAAAGGAGATGCTACAACATCCCCTTCATCTAAACATAACAACTTATAGGAGTTACCATGTCTAAATGTATTTATACCCCCTCACCAAACGACGAAATCTTTTCGTATCCACACCTAGAACTCGATTACGATGACTCTGACTTAGAATTAAATGACGGCGCTGGACCTAATAATGGGTTTTACGGCAAAAACCACACAGAAGATTCTAAAGCTGAAATGTCTATTAAAGCCAAAGGAAGGGTTAATCCGTTTTTAGGAAGAACCCATACAGAAGAAAGTAAAGCTAAAATGAGAAAAGCAAAACTAAACATAAAAAATCCAAAGTTATCAGCTGAAGGTAGAGCCAATATAAGCAAAGCAGCTGTAACTGGGTGGGAAACACGGAGAAAAAACCTTGCCTCACAATAAACATGTAGAAGATGGAATAAACATTGATATAGAATTAGGCATGAGTCCACAAGAAGCAAAAAATTATTACTTAGATCTTGCTGGTGATTGGACTGACCCAAACCCGGCCCCACGTATTGTTATGCATGAAAGCATAAGAGTTGTAAGAGATGATGACTTAGTTGGATCAAAGGTTCGTGGTGGTGATTGTTTGATGTCAAGTGTCAAAGAAGATATTATTGTGTACGTGCAACCAAGAACTGGTTTAGCTGGTGTAAGTATATTGGATGTTGCAAAAAGACACAATAAAGCTGTAAGACTATTCATGCCTTCATCTAAAAGAATTTCATCTCATCAAGCATGTTGTATAGAGCAAGGAGCAGAAGCATCCTTCCATAGAATTGCAGCCATGCCAAACCTAAACCTTATTGCAAAGAAATGGGCTGATCAGAATCCTAATGCATTCTTTATTCCCCTAGGACTGAAACATAAATTAGTTACAGCAGGAATGGTAAAGGTTGCCAGTAAGATTAAAGAACCTGACGTTGTATATGTTGCTACATCAACCGGTGTATTGACAAGATCATTACAGATAGCTTGGCCCAATGCCGAGTTTGTATCTGTAGCAGTAAGTAGAAATATGAAAGCAGGTGAATTAGGTAGAGCTCAGGTGATATCTGAAAGGAAAGCGTTCACGGCTTCAGAGAGTAAAGAGAATCTACCACCATTTCCTAACATAGCAACGTATGATGGTAAGGTATGGAAATTTATTCCAAAGTATTCTGGTAAAGATATACTATTTTGGAACGTAGGTAAAGAACCAGAATTACATGATGAGACACTATATGAAACAGATAGCTATAGAGATTGGGATAAGAACTTATGATCACAGGAACGTTTAATAAAATACCACGTAAGAAGAATAGCCATGGATATGGTTGGGCACGTACGTGGGCAGAGAACCTAAACACTAGTATTAACCATGACAATGTTAAAGTTGAAAAGTTATACTTAGACCATGGAGTAAACTTCGGTGGATCTATTAATCTATTCGGTGGATTCAATGATAAACTTAAAGAACATATCGATAATTTTTTACTAGCTGATGAAGTCTATTCACTAGACATTCCTTGCCCTGAGTATGGTAACATGCTAGCGAAGAGAAAAGATGTCTTAGATAAAGACTGGTGCGCTCGAGTACAAGCTAAATGCAATTCAGCAAAAACATTAGTCTCCACAGATCTAGATACGGATTGGTTAACCATAGGTGATTCTCATACGGCAGCATTCGCTCCTGAGGGTAGTATGGTTGTAAAGACTAACGGTCTTACACTGAATGGTCAAATACAATCTAATTTTAAATACGTAACAGATCACATGGCTAAGTGCAACAACCTAAGTGGCATCACATTAGTCTTTGGCAATATAGATCTTAGACATCACTTATGCAGATTACATGCAGATCCAAGAGATATGTGGATAGATCTAAAAAGATTTGGTGACAGCTTGCCAATACCAGTTGAGTATGCAGTACCCTGGCCGATAGAGTTTGAAGGTAGGAAATTACCAAAGACTGGTTACTATAAGAAGCAACCATTTTGGGGTGAGAGATATGAGAGGCAACAGATGCTAAAGAGAATTCTCGAGACTATGGATATGGTCAGCATGAATAAAATTATGTATCCACCTAGCTGGTTAACTATGGATCCTGAAGTATATGCTAAAGAAAAAATGGAGAATATGTCATCAGTACATATATCACCTGAGTGTTATAGAAGAAAAGATTTCGGGGAAGGCTATGTACTTCCCATCTAAATGTGATATAATAGATACATCAATTCAATAAAGGAGTACTAATGGGTATAATGGATAAGCTTCAGAAGAACAGTAGAATTAAAGAGACAGCAGTTCTCTCTAAATCTAAATTGTTTTCTGACAAAGATATGGTAACCACACCGGTACCAATGATTAACGTTGCACTATCTGGTGACCCAGACGGAGGTCTGACCTCAGGACTAACAGTATTAGCAGGACCATCGAAGCATTTCAAGACTTCGTTTGGTTTGTTAATGGCAGCAGCATACTTAGATAAGTATGAAGATGCTGTATTGTTATTCTATGATTCAGAGTTTGGTAGCCCGCAACAATACTTTAAGTCGTTCGGTATAGATACTGCACGAGTTCTACATAGTCCCATTACTAATGTGGAAGAGTTAAAGTTTGATCTAATTAATCAATTAGAAAATATTGAACGTAAAGATAAAGTCATTATTATGATTGACTCTATTGGTAACCTTGCATCTATTAAAGAATTAACCGATGCTATGAATGAAAAGTCTGTGGCAGATATGTCAAGAGCAAAAGCCCTTAAAGGTTTATTCAGAATGACCACTCCATATTTAACTATGAGAGACATTCCATTGCTTGCTGTTAACCATACCTATCAAGAGATTGGTTTATTCCCTAAAGCTATTGTGTCTGGTGGCACAGGTATCTATTACTCAAGTGATAATATCTGGATCATTGGTCGTCAGCAAGAGAAGAAAGGTACTGAGATCATGGGTTATAACTTTGTGATCAATGTAGAGAAGTCACGGTTTGTACGTGAGAAGTCTAAGATCCCTATCTCTGTTACATGGGAAGGTGGTATTGAAACATATTCTGGCTTATTAGATGTAGCAATAGAAGGTGGATATGTTGTGAAGCCTACAATCGGTTGGTACTCAAAAGTTGATAAGAAGACTGGTGAGATAGAGGATACAAAGGTTCGTGCAAAGGAAACTCTACTTGAATCATTCTGGAAACCTATCTTTGATAATACAGACTTTAAACAATATCTTATAAGTAAGTATGAAGTCGGTCATGCCGATATGATTAAGACGCACATTGAAGAAGATCTTTAATGCAGATTGAAACATTAATCTTGCGCAACCTAATGCTTAATGAGGATTACACTAGAACTGTGATTCCTCATTTAAAGCTTATATACTTTGAAGAGCCTTATAGATCAGTCTTTGCTGAGCTAGCCAACTTCGTTAATAAGTTTAATAAGCTTCCAAGTGCAGATGCACTCAGTATAGAATTAAGAAATAATCCTAAAGTTGGATCTGATTCATTAGCTCTTATACCTGAGATCAGTGTACAAGAGAAAGAACAGACAATGGAATGGTTGGTTGAGCATACAGAGAAGTGGTGTCAAGATAGAGCAATCTATTTGGCTATCATGGACTCTATTAATATTATAGAGGGTAAGCATGATACTTTAGATAAGAATGCATTACCATCTGTATTGAGTGAGGCCCTTGGTGTTAACTTTGACTTAAGAGTTGGACATGACTATGTAGATGATTCCGATGCTCGGTATGAATTCTATCATAAATCAGAAGAACATTTACCATTTGACTTAGAGATGTTTAATAAGATCACTAAAGGTGGTTTAGTTAATAAGAGTTTGAATGTTGCATTAGCAGGAACAGGGGTAGGTAAATCACTATTCATGTGTCATGTGGCAGCAGGTGCTCTAACCCAGATGAAAAATGTCCTATATATAACTATGGAGATGTCTGAAGAAAGAATAGCAGAACGTATTGATGCTAACCTTATGAATGTACCTATTGATCAATTAGAGAATCTATCGAAAGATATGTTTGATAAGAAGATGCATAAGCTTACTGATAAGGGTGTAGGTAAATTGATTGTTAAAGAATATCCTACAGGAGCTGCAAGTTCTATTCACTTTAGAGCTTTATTAAAAGAATTAAGTATTAAGAGAGATTTTAAACCTGATTTGATATGTATAGACTATTTGAATATATGTTCAAGCTCAAGAATGAAAGCTATGGGTGGATCAATCAATTCATATATCATGGTTAAAGCAATCGCTGAAGAGTTACGTGGATTAGCGGTAGAGTATAACTTACCTATCTTGACAGCTACTCAAACCACCCGCTCTGGATTCGGTAACTCTGATGTAGGTTTAGAAGATACAAGTGAATCATTTGGTTTACCAGCTACGGCTGATCTAATGTTTGCACTTATATCTACAGAAGAATTGGATAACCTTAACCAGATAATGGTCAAGCAATTAAAGAATAGATACAATGATCCAACCGGTGGTAACAAGAAGTTTGTATTAGGAATTGACAGAGCTAAGATGAGACTGTATGATGTAGAGGATACGGCCCAGACTCTTAATGTAAGAGATGAGCCACCTAAAGTTTCACCAAGATATGATAAAATAGGAGAGGGATTTAATTATGAATAAACTAAAACCGTATATTTCTAGAATGCTGAACAAAGAACATCTAATGAAGATGAGCAAAGTTCAATTAGAAAAGGAAGCTAGGAAACAAGGTGTTGAGTTAGATCGACGTGAGAAGAAGACTGCTCTCGTTGAACAAATATTGGCACTGTGAGTAAGATACATGGCAAGAAATGGGGAGATAGATATCTCCACTTAGCCAAAGAAGTATCTACTTGGTCTAAAGACCCAAGCACTAAAGTTGGTGCTGTAGTTGTTGGAGATCATGGTCAAATATTATCTCAAGGATTCAATGGTTTCCCAAGAGGTATTAATGATAATGCCGCCAGATTAAAAGATAAAGAAAAAAAGTATAAATTAGTTGTACATGCCGAGATGAATGCTATATATAATGCTGGTCTTAATGGTATTTCTTTAGATGGATCGACGTTGTACGTATATGGTTTGCCTGTTTGTAATGAATGTGCAAAGGGTATTATACAGGTTGGCATAAAGAAAGTCGTTGCTGTTAGACCGAAAGATTATAATACTGATTGGGATGATTCAATAAAAGATGCCCAGGCTTTATTTAAAGAGGCTGAGGTAATGTATTTAATAGATGTGGAGAAAGAATAATGGGTAAGCAAATGATACCTGGAGCTAAGAAAAGAGTGAAGGGTCAACCAAGGTTTGTCAAGGATATGAGTCATAGTACTCATACAGCAAAAAGGCATCCTACTTCAAAGAGGATAAAAAAGTAATGTTTAAAGCACTTTTTAATCAAGGATATTCTAAAGCGTTTATGGATAGGATTGAATTCCGCCGTAAGGAATATTATGAAAAACGTAGAATACAAACGATAAGAGCCAATGCTATGAAGATGGCAGCGAACTGGAGTCATGAGTATCCAACCGATACTCCATTAGAATATATCAGAGATGATATCATTGAGTGTTGGGAGAGAACTGCAGGTGTTGGTATCTATGCAGGACTTGTTAATAAAGAATCTACTGACAGCCATATGGAAGCAGTACAAACTCTGGTTGATCAAGTCAAAGGCATTGAGCCAATGGCTCAGAAATATCCAAAGCCAGAGCCACGTGGTACACGTAAAGACCCTGCTCTAAACCTAGCTAGATCTCAAAAGAAGTATGTTCATAGCTGGAGAAATCCACCTGATGAAGAACCTAAAGATAAACGCATAGATGAAGCTTATGTTAATGAAGTGCCATATAAAGTTGAAAAATAGTATGTACAAACCGCACAAACTATGTTATAATATACCTTTGAATGGAGAAATAAATGAAACATAAAATTATAGGTTTAACAGTAGGTGTATTACTTGCTGCATCGTTGTCAGCAATGGCTGATACTATTGATATACAAGATCACTATCGTGAGGTTATATACTTAGAACCATATACGGTTGAGGTATGTAGTAAACAACA